TTCGTGATGAAAAAGGCATATACATACTTCCTCGCACAAACTCCAGTCAGACTTGGTTATGCTAAAAGCCAAACAAAATTAGTCAAGGATGTTATCGAATGTAACTATCCCTATGCAGAAGTCTTAGACAAAGGTCGCCATCAAACACCCAAAGGTATGCGTGGTAGTGAACAAGCCCCCAAAGGTATGACAGCACCAACAGTCGAGAAGTTCGGCGAATGGGTCGAACAATATATAAAACGAGGAAAATAGTATGGCTGATATTTCAGTAACACTTGGCTTGGATGATCGTTCCTATCAATCAAGCCTAAAAAACGCAGAAGGTAAAGGAAATGCCTTTGGCTCGAAGATGAACTCAGTTCTTAAATCAGTCGAAGGCGGTTTTACTAAAGTCACCAGTGCAGTCGAAGGTCTCAATCAAAGATTTGATAGTTTTGCTAATGTAATAACTGGTCTAGGATTGACTGCATTAATTGGAAACATAATGCAGACTTCTAGTGAAACAGTCACGATGGCCAAAGCATTTGGTATCTCTACTGAACGGTTACTAGAGATGCAAGTCGCCGCACAAGGCGCTGGTATGAATGCTGATCAATTAAATGATCGCATCGGTGATTTAACAACAAAGATTAATGATGCTATCAGAGGCAATCAAGACTTACGTAATGCATTCAGTGCATTAGGTGTCACTTTTGCTGACATGCGTAATAAGTCCCCTGATGAAATCTTTAATAGTGTAGCAGTAGCATTAAGTCGAGTAACTGATGACAGCAAGCGAGCAGCATTAGCAAGTAAATTATTAGGTGATGAAGGAAAGAAGGTAGCGTGGGGCGAATACGTTGCTAATATTGTTAAGACTTATGGTTCTTTAGAACAATATGCAGCAAGTCAAGAAAACCTAGCAAAAGTAAGCAAAGAGTTTAGTCAGCAAATCGAATTGATTAAGTTAGCATTTGGTGAAATACTATCACCTATTCTATCGTTAATCAAACCTACTGGCGATTTTACACAAAACTTAGACAATGCAAAGGTAGCCGCTTATGGGCTTGGTGGAGCATTAGCATTATTTGCTGCAAGTTCTACCATCAGAGCAGTATCAGTATTGGTTGATGCATTCAAAGGGCTGACAGCGTGGCTTGGGTTAAGCACTGGTGCTACGGCCGTTAATAGTGCAGCATTAAATGTTAACACACCTGCTGCTGTAAGAAATGCTGAGGCACAATTAGCAGTCGCAGCCGCTAACCTAGCATCAGCAAAAAGTTCGGCAACACTTATTATGCAGAACGGTGTATTGACTGTTCAAAGTGCAGGATTAGCAGCCGCACAGACAGCACACGCAGAAGCGACTGCTGCATTGGCCGCTGCACAGGCTGCTGCAAATGCAACATCTATTAGACTAAGTGCAGGTTTGTTTGGTGTCACAACTTCGATAGTTAGTGCATCTGCTGCTACAAAAGAATTAACACTTACATTAGGAACGTTGACTATTTCGTTTGGTTCTATTGCTACTGCCGCTGCGGTTGCTGCTGGCGCAATAGCAATGCTGTATAGCCCCAATCTTAATGAAGGCGAAGATGCTGCGATTGCAAAGACTAAGAAGTTAGATGCTGCATTAAAGACATTAACTGAAAGTCAATTAGAAAACTATTACAAGTTAAGTCAAGCAGAACAGCAACAGATTCAAGATCAATTGATCGCACAACAAGAAGCAAAGAAAACTCAAGAGATCTTAGATAAGTTGATGGGAACACGCAGTCAAGGTAAAGGAACTCAAGAGGCAATCAAAGATCTAACACTTGGAAGTCAAGAACGTGTAAAGGCAATACAACGCGAAACTGATCTATTACTTGCTAATAACGAAAGAACAAAAGAACGTATTAGACTAGAAATGAATCTAGCATCTCAAGGTAAAGCAACTCGCGAAAGTGCATTAGCAGCATTTGATGCAGAAACTGCAAAACGCCAGAAGATGTATGAGATTCAAGGCAAGATTTCAGAAATACAATTTAAACTCGCGACTGATGAAAACGCTAGATCTCAAGGTCTCGGACTTCTACTCAAAGCCTATCAAGATCAATTAGAAAAAGTATCGACATTGACTGATGGTATTCGTGATCTCAAGTATGAAGAACTCACAAGATTAGATGCGTTAGAAATGCAAAACTTGTTTTATGACAAACAGTATGATGCATTAGATCAAATCAAGTCAATCAATGATGAGATCAGACAACTTACGATGACTGCTGATCAAAAGCGTATTGATAATATCGATATTATGATTGCGAAGGAAAAAGAACTTGCAATCAGAAAACGTAAGTCACAACTTAATCTCAAGCCTGAAGATACTCTAGATGATGCCGAAATACAACAGATCAATAATAAGATCGAACAGTCGTATGATGGTGTAAAGAAAAAGACTCAAGAAGCAATAGATAAAAGTCGTGATTGGAGCACTGGTTGGAAGAATGCGTTCGAAGATTATGCTGAACGTGCGATGAACTCAAGCACACAAGCAGCAGAAGTATTCAATCGTATGACAAGTTCGATGGAAGATGCAATCGTTAACTTTGCTAAGACTGGTAAGTTTGAGTTTAAATCATTCGTTACTTCTGTCTTAGAAGATATCATGCGATTACAAATTCGTGGATTACTTGCTAGTCTATTAGGTGGCCCGGGCTCTAATGCACAAGGTGGCCTATTAAGCGGTATCGGTAGTTGGATTGGTGACTTATTCTCTAGTTCTAGTGCTGGAAGTGTTAGTGGCGGAAGTGGCTGGATGGATGCTGCGATGTCATTCATGGGATTTGCTAATGGTGGAACTATTCCGCATAATGGACCTGTTATTGTTGGTGAACGAGGGCCGGAGATCTTAACTGGCGCTGGTGGTCGTTCTGTTATTCCAAACAATATGGCGTTTGGTGATGGGACACAGCAAGCACCTCAATCACAAAGTATTACTAATAACTATATCACAAATAACATCAATGCTGTTGACTCCAAGTCAGTCGCAAAACTATTTGCTGACAATAGAATGACACTATTAGGAAACGTTAGACAAGCCGAGAAGGAACTTCCTAACGCAGGAAGATAATTACATATAGGGTGCAGAGAGATCTGCACTCTAGATTAAAGGAAAATAGATGAGTCTACAAACAATCATAGATTTAGCAGAATCAGTTAAAATTAATAGACGTAAAGTCGTCGGTATTCAATATACACGCAGTGAGATCTTAAGAACATCAGAGACTCCGACAAGAAACCCATGGAGATTTACAGTAACAGTCAGTGCTAAACTTCCATACAATGAATCACGCATCTTATTAGAAAATCTAGATACTCTAGATAAGACTACACCGGAAGAAATTACATTTTCCAATAACCCAGGATTAGAATGGGTGTTTAAGTATCGTGGTCAGATGACTCAAGGTCAGATCAATGATTTGCTGATACAAAAGTTTGGTGATGCTACAAGTTCTTATTCAGAGTTGGTCTTACAAAACTTACCTCAATTACCATCTAATGCTGTTCTGTTTAGAGCCGGTGATGTGATACAACCAGAAAACTACCCTTACCCATTCAGCATTCAAGAAGATGTCCTTAGAGGAACTGCAAGCACAGTAACATTAAAGACTCATAGACCCAATTTTATCTCTGATAACTTGGAATTAAATAAAGTTAAGGTTGGTAATGATGTCATGTTTAAACTGGTATGTATCAATATGCCTACATATACTATTTTACCAGGGCAATTAGTTCAATTTGATAGTGAATTCCAACTTTATGAACATACAGGAAACGAAGTATGAGCACTTATATACCAGACGTAGTCAATAAAACAAGAGTTATTTCTGCTGAGTTCATCAAGTTAAAGATCTATAAAGACGGAAATTATAATACATACACATTCAGTTCGGCGTATAAAGAAGAAACTATCAATGGAGTCTCTTATACTGCGATGGGAGGGTTAATCGCTCTAAGTAATCAGCAACGAGATCTAAAAGCAACAAGTTACGATACTACAATTACTCTAGCAGGAGTTGACCCTGATAATATTTTAATTGTTCTTAATGAGCCGTTAAGAGGAAGTGAAATAGAAATACTTCGTGGTTTCTATGATAGTGGCTATAACTTAGTCAATACTGTCAGACGTTTTACTGGGATCGTCACTAGTTACTCGATTGCTGAATCATACGAAAATGAAATCAATTCCTTTGTGGTCAGCATTAACTGTAGCAGTTATAAAACACTACTAGAGAATAACATCGGTGGTAGAAGAACTAACCGAGATGAATGGCACTATCGTTATGGTGGCAGTGACTTATCTATGGATAACGTCGAAAAACTTAATGGTGCATACTTTGACTTTGGATTACCAGTAAAATGAAGATTAGATTAGCAGATAAGTGGGATATAGAAGATATTATCGAGTTACTCAAGCATTATCAATCAGAAACTCCATGGAAACGACTTAATAAATGCAGTGATGCTGATTATGTAAAAAACATAATGTATCATATTATCAGCGGAAGTGGTGTTATTTTCCTCGCTGAAAAAGAAACTGATATTGTTGGTTTAATCATCGGAGTAAAGAATGTTAGTGTTTGGGATCCAACTCTAATCACAATGAATGAGATGGCGTTTTGGGTCGAACCAGAACATCGAGGAACTAGTGCTGGCTATAAATTGATCAAGTCATATGTTGACTATTGCAGTAATCTAAAAGAAAAGAACTTAATAGAAGCATTTACGATCAGCAAAATGATCAATAGCCCGGAGTTAAAATATGACAAATTTGGGTTTAATAAACTCGAAGAGACTTGGTTACAATAAGGAAAGATTATGCCAGCAACCCTAGTATTAACAGCCATATTCGGTGATATGGTCTTAGCAGCGGCTGCATTAGGATCAGTCGGGCTAGCGGTCGCAAGTTTTGCTATTAGACTTGTGGTCACGATGGTTATCACCAGTATTATTGCAAAAAGAAATGCACCCAAGATAAAAGGTGGAGGACAGGCACAGGTAGGCAATCGTGTTCAGATGCCTCCAAGCACTGACAATAAAATTCCAGTAGTCTATGGTAGTGCATACATGAAGCCGTGCATTATTGACGCAAAGATCTCACAAAATCAGAAGACCATGTGGCACGTTCTTTGTTATAGCGAGGCGATGGAATCTGATGACATCGGAACATTTAGTTTCGGAGATATCTATTGGGGTGATAAGAAACTTATATTTGACCCAGAAAACCCGACTAATGTTACCGGATGGGTTACTTCTGATGGTCAAGAAGAAGATCAGCCGAAGGGACTAATCAAGATATTCCTTTATCGTGACGGAAGTCTCAAGCCTCTTAATACAGAACTGAAGGCTTATGAAGTCTTATCAGGCGTTACAGGGCAAGGTATTGTTGCTGAACAACAATGGACTGAAATGCATACGATGAACAAATTAGTCTTTATGATTGTTCAAGTCACTTATGATGCAGAAAAAGGTATCACTGGATTACCTGATATGACTGCTGTGATTAACAATACATTGACTAAGCCAGGTTCAGTTATCAAAGACTATCTGACTAATGATCGTTATGGCGCTAACTTACCTTTATCAGCAATCAATGTGCAAAGTCTAGACGCACTGGATGAATATAGCAGTGAACAAATCACATATACACCATCTAATGGCGGACCTGAAGTAACAATGGATCGTTATGACATTAATGGCCCTGTTGATACTACTAAAGACTATCTAAGCAACCTGATGGACATCACTGAAAGTTGTGATAGTTGGCTACAGTGGAATGAAACACTAGGCCAATGGGGTGTTATCATCAATCGCAGTTACTTAGACAAAGATCCAGAAAGTATCGCATTGCGTCAGGTAGATGATGATATGATTGTTGGTGGTATTGATCTAAGCCCAATTGATCTTAATGAGACTTATAATAGTGTCGAAGTTCAATTCCCTAATACAAAGATCAAGGACCAGCCAGGTTATCATCTGATTTCAATTGATGAATTCCCTAATGTTAAACGCAATCAAAATGAGCCGACTAACAAATTAGTCATAACATTACCGTTTACTAATAACATTGTTCAATCTCAGTATATCGCAGCAAGAAGATTACTACAAAGTCGTGAAGACCTAGTCGTCAATTTTACGATGGACTATAGTGGTATTCAAATCGATGCAGGTGATGTAATCGGAATACATCACAGACGTTATGGCTGGGGTCGTTACTCAGATAACCCAAATGCTACTGGTAAATTATTCCGTGTTGTTCAGGTTCAAGAAGGTAAGAGTGAAGAAGGTGCATTATATGCACGTATCTCAGCAAGTGAATACAATGATGGTGTTTATGATGATACTTCGATTGAGTTAAAAGACTTTACCCCA